CTCAAAACTTCTTTTTAAATTAATGGCAAATAGTTTTATAAATAAAAAAGTAGATCTAACCACAACGGACCTAACTACTTTGTACACTGTGCCAAGTGCTAAAACTGCTGTGGTAAAATCTATATTAGTTTCTAATGACTCTGGATCTGGTTGTAATATAGATGTTACTTTAGTAGATTCTAGTGGCAATATATTTAGTTTATTTAAAACAAAGACTATAGCAACAATTACCACAACAGAGCTTTTGACTAATCCACTTGTAATGGAAGAGAGCGAAGTGCTTAAAGTACAGGCTGCTGACGCGAACGAGTTGCATGTCATAGCTTCTATATTAGAAATACAGCCAAGAGAGGTAACAACATAATGAAAGATATACCAGTCATAAAACCAAAAGAAATAATAGAAACTATTAGTAATATTAAAACAGGTGAGATATATAAAAATGACGAGGAATGGAAAGTAAAAGGAATTCCTCAAGAAGATATTAGAAGAGATGTTAAGGTAGTAATGCCAAGCCTTGATTTATTTGGAGAAACTAAATGAGCATAATGCAATTAGTAAAAAAGAAAAAAGGTAAAAAACGACCAGGTTATCGTGGTGCTGGTGGTTATCAAGGTGGTAGAAAAGACACTGCTCCAGGAGCAGCAAAAAGCGGTCCTGTTGATAGAGGCCCAGGTGGAGATGCCGGCAATAAATTTACTCAATTTACAAAAGAGGTTTTAAACCCACAGGTAGATACTTTTCAACAAGCATATAAAGAACCAGGTTTATTTGGTTTTGGTGGTGGTTACAGAGATTTAAATGTTGCAGGAGATACCTCACAAGGTTTTAAGAGAGGTATAGGATCTACAGTATTAGGTGGCATATTAAGTTTAGTAAATCCTGCATTAGGACTAGCGTTTAGAGGTGTTAATTTTATGAGAGACAAAGTCCCTGAAACATTTCAAAACTTTCAATCGTCGAATACATTAGAAGAGTTTATAGATAAAATGAGAGGATACGGAAGAACTATACCTAACGTTAGCATCAACCCATTTTTTGGTGGTATTGAATCACTTGGTATCTTTGAAGATGAAGAAGATCCTATTACTGGAACTAATTATCCGGGAAGCAATATGGGTGGTATAACGAATACAGGAATAGAAGGTATAGATGTAGGATATCCATCAAATGATTTAATGGCTTTTAATGCAGGTACTAAATTAGATAGAACACTTAAAAATATGTATTCTGGATATGAAAATTTAGGTATTAAAAATCCTCAAATGATAGATTTAATGAAACGAGATATACAACAAAATCTAGAAAAAGGAACTCCTCTTTCTTTACCAAAAAACGCATATAGTTTAATAGGATAGAAGTATTGATTATATGAAAAAAAGGCGATAAAAAGGATAAACTATGGCAATTTCAAGAAGTATGATGGAAAGACAATTACGAGCTGGTGGAGGTATCATGACACTAGACGAGCCAAGACAAGGTTATTTTTTAGGTAAACTTGTAAGAAAAGCTAAAAAAGCTGTAAAAAAAGTTGTCAAATCACCATTAGGTAAGATTGCTTTAGGAGCAGCTGCTCTTAAATTTGGTGGTCCAGGTATTGCAAAATTATTTGGTAGAAGTCCTACAGGTTTTTTAAGTGGTAGATTTATGGGTGATGGTGGCATATTTAGCGCCGCTAGAGGATTGTTTGATAAAGGTAGATTTCTTTCACCATTAGTTAGAGATGCAGAAGGTAATTTTAGCTTAGGTAGAGCTGCGCTTACAGGATTAGGTGCTACAGCATTAGCTGCACCATTCTTAATGGGTGGTGATGAAGAGGAGATAGATGAGGGTGTAGATGTTACAGGTATACAGCCACTGGTAGCTAACATTAGAGATCAAGCTAGGGACTTTTATAGAAACCCTGCATCTCGTGCAGACTCTGGTTTATTCTTTATGCCACAACAAAGATTTGTACAACCATCTTTCTTTGCTGCTGGTGGTGGATTAGCTGACATACCAAGAGAAGGATATGATCAGGGCAAACGAGTACTAGGTGAAGGTTTTAAATCAGAGGTATTAAAAAAAATGGCTATGGATATGTTTCAAAAACCATTAAAAGAATTAACTGCGGATGAGATGGAAATGTTAAGAGAAGAATTTAATATATCAAAAGGTATTACAGACGCTAAAGAAGGCGGTATCATGGATCTAGGTGGTATGGAAAAAGACTATAGAGAAGGTGGTTTTGTACCAATAGGTAAAGAAGAGAGAGCTGACGATGTACCTGCTAGACTTAGCAAAAATGAATTTGTATTTACAGCAGACGCTGTAAGGAATGCAGGTGGGGGAGATATTGATAAAGGTGCAGAAGTTATGCAAAATATGATGGACAACTTAGAAGCAGGTGGTATGATATCTGAAGAGTCTCAGGGTAAAGAAAATCCTGCACAAGCAATGTTCGATCAAGCACAAATGTTGGAGAGTAGAATAGTATAATGGCGTTACCAGATTATTTACAAGAAGCAGGAAAAGATTTTGCCAAACAGTTAACGGCACAAACAGCTGTACCTATAGATACAGGTCAGTTTACAGGTCGTCAATTTGTTGCAGGCGAGGACCCATTACAAACACAAGCAATTAATTTAGCAACACAGGGTATTGGTTCTTTTCAACCATTTTTACAGCAAGCACAAAATGTTTTGCAGACACAAGCAGGGTTAGCGGGAACAGGAGCAGGGACCGGGGCTGGATCAATTGCAGCTTTTACATCACCATTTCAACAACAAGTTATTGATGAAACATTAAGACAGTTTGATAGATCACGAGCAACTGGTTTACAACAAATTGCAGACGATGCATTTACATCTGGTGCTTTTGGCGGTGGCAGACAGGGTGCATTAGAGGGTCAGTTCTTAGCTGACACTGCGTTAGGTAGAGCAGGACTTGAAGCACAATTAAGAGCACAAGGTTTTGCAGATGCAGTAGCAAGAAGACAACAAGATTTTGCTAATCAATCTGGAATAGCTTCAGGTCTATTAGGTTTGTCTAATTTTCAAAGACAAAATTTAGCTGGAGATGTAGCTAATTTAGGTCAACTTGGTGCATTTAGACAAGGATTAACTCAATCACAATTAGCAGCCGATCAACAGGCAGCACAGACAGCAGCCTTTGAACCATTTACTAGATTAGATAGATTTGGAGCAGGAATTACAGGTCTTGCTGGAGGTGTGGGAGGACCACAATTCCAAGCACCTGCAACTCCTAGTCCATTCTCAACAGCTTTAAGCACAGCATTAGGTATCGGCGGATTGTTCGGTAAATTTAGGTAAGATATGAGACCATTAAATAGACCAATGTTTAAAATGGGTGGCCCTATCAAAGAGGGTATCATGGATGGTATGCAAGAGCCACAAGCTGTTAATACAGTTGGTAGTCCACTTGCACCCACAGATTCTAGCGGTCGTCAAGGTTATGCATTACCTTTGTTAGGTTTAATTCCTGCAGGTTTACAAGCTCTTAGAATTGCAGGTCCAGCAGCTTTAAGAGGTTTTAAAGCAGCAAGAGCATTTGGTGCTACTCCAGGTAAACTAGGTTTTATGCGTAGAGCAAAAGATCTAGCAACTATTAGACGTGGTATGAGTTTACCTATGGCCACTCGTCCAGAAAGTATTGGTTTTAGAATAGGTTCTTTTGCAAAACAAAATCCCTTTTTAACTTTATCAACACCAAGTTTAGCAACTAGTGCAGTCACAGGTGGTGGACCTCTTGCAATAGAAGCTGCTAAAGGAGTTGCAAACTTTTTAGTACCAGGCGAAAGATTTGATCCGTTTAGAGATAAGATGCCTGAGAAAAAAGAAGGTGATACAACTGAATTAAAAAGAGTTGATGAGGTAGGAGCAGGAGAAGGCACAACGGGCGGCAGTGTTGTTGATGATCCAAAAAAGAAAAAAGAAATTGATGACGCTAGAATAGAAAAAACTAAAAAAAGATACTACGAACTTATGGGTCTAGACAAAATGAAAAAAGACGCTGCATATGATTCATTAATAGATGCAAGTAGAATTGTTCAAGAACAAGGTGGAGATCTAAAAGGTGCTATTAGATCAGGTAATTTACAATCTCAAATTATAAATGCTATATCTAAAAACTTAGATAAATCTGCTGATATTAAACGACAAATAGATGCTGCAATATTAAAAGGTGAAATACAAAAAGATGTGGCATCTGCGGACTCTATAGATAGAGATCTTAAAAAAGCTAGAATTAAAGCTCTTGATAGAGCAGAAAAACAAGCGACTGCTTCTGGTCAGATAGCTGCAGTAATAGCCAAAGACGGAGTTATAAGTGGTTCTCAAACAGCAGCAATATTAAGAGCAGATGGTGTTCAATACGATGGTGTATTACAAGATAAATTATTTAACAATTTCAAAAAAGATAATCCTGCTGCAGATGAAATAGATTTCATGATTGCAAAAGGTGCAGGTCTAGACGATGGTAGATATGTTATCGGTGCAAGACTTGTTGAGAAAAAAGGTAATGAAGTAGCCTTCGTAGTATAGGAGGATTAAATGGCTTCAATTGAAGACGTATTTTACGGTAAATCAAACAATAATAAAATTAGTACAATAGAATCAGTGTTATCTGGTGTTGTATCAGGTCTTATTGCAATACCAAAAGGTTTCTTTTCTTTGGGTGCAACACTTTTAGATCTTGGTGTTGATAGTGGTGCAGCTGCAAGAGTAGAACAATACTTTGATGATCTTACAGAGTTTGATGAAAAAGCAGAAGCAACAGCTGCAGGTAGAATAACAGAAGCGTTAGTAAACATTGGTATACCAGGGGGTATAGGTTTTAAAGTTGCATCTAGAATGGCAGGTGATGCTATGAAAGCTGCACGAAATGGTAAATATGTAAAGCTGTCTAATCCAAATTTAAAGAAAGGTATGGATCAGGCTATAGAATTAAACACTCGTGGTAAGACAAATAAATTTATTGCAGGTGCATTAGGTGGTGGTTTAGCAGAAGGTGTATTTGTAGGTGATGTGGAGAAAGTTGGTACATTTGGTGATCTTATTGGTGGACCAACAGCAGTTGATAGATCTACAGACGATGATGCAACAAGAGAATTATTAAACAGAGTTAAGTTTGGTTTTGAAGGTGCATTATTTACTGGAGTTATAGGTGGTACAGGGACACTAGTTAAGAAACTAACAAACAGAAACAAACAACTAGATGTAGCAAATTCTAAACTAGATAGATTTATAGATAGAATTGCATCGGGGTTTAGGGCACGAAGCGGTAAGACTCAAGAGTTTTTTGATCTTGAGAGAACTTCTATTGGTGAGAGAGCTGCAGATGCTGCAGGTGCAAGAAACATATCGAGAGAACTAGATCAAGCAATAGACAAAGTATTTCCACCAGCAAGAACTGTGTTTAATCAGGCTGCTGCAAAAGATAGACAAAAATTATTAAACGAAATAAACGATTTATTATTATCTGGTGATCCTAAATTAGACGATCTTGGTGTTGCACAGTTTGGTAAACTAGATGAAACAAAGAAAGCTGCATTAGTTAAAAAATTAAAAGATTTAAAAGTAGAGGATGAAGTTGTTACAGATATACTTGGTGGTTTATCTGCAATAAGAACTAGATGGGCAGACTTATTTTCTAAACTAGGAAGATCATTAGGTAAAAACGAAATACAAGAATTTAAAAAATTATTTGGTAATAAATTTAAAAATTATCTTGGATCTACGTACGATATATTTCAAAACCAAAGTATCTTTCCATGGGCAAGATACAAGCCAAGTGCAGAAGCAATAGAAGAAGCTAAAGAAGTATTTAAATCTAGTGCAAGAGAAGCAGGTGAAGAACTTACAGATTTACAGGCAGAGCAAGCTGTAACCAGAGTATTAAAAACTGCAAGACTACCAAAAGGTATTAGAATGGATAAACCATCTGATGCTATATTTTCGGTACCAGATTTTTTTGTGAACAGAACTACACTAGATGAAGTTGTAACAGACAGAGGATCTGCATTAATATCTGCAGGTGCAATCAAAGAAGCCGACAGAAAAGTATTTGAAAAACTTTTAGGTAAACAAAATAATCCTATGCAAACTATACTAGGTGGCACAGCTAAACTATCTATGATCACAAGAAGAAATCTTTTCTTTCAAGATCTTATTAGAAAAAATGATGAGCTTATAGCTGCTGGTAAAAAACCTATGTTTGCAAAATCAAACGATGAAGCAAGATTAATATTTGGAGATGACTTTGAACAGATAAGAATAGACCAAGCTAGATCTTTAGACGTTGCAGCCAAAGGTGGATCTATAAATCCTCTTAATGAATTATATACCACACCAGGTATGGCCAAAGCATTAGAGGGCACATCACTTGCTTTTGACAAAGCAGGTATGTTAGGTCAACTATATCAGAGTCTTATATTATATCCAAAAGGTCTATCACAAATAGCAAAAACAATTTTATCTCCGGTAACACACGTTAGAAACTTTGTATCTGCCGGTGCATTTGCTACGGCAAACGGTATTATACCTGACGCTGCTGCAATTAAACAAGCATATCAAGCACTACAGACACCATTAAAAGGCACAAGACAACAGAATGATCTATACGAAGAGTTATTAAAACTAGGTGTTGTAAACTCTAACGTAAGATTAGGAGATCTAACCAGGCTGCTTGAGGATGTAAACTTTGGTGAGACTATGACATCAGACAAAGGTCTTAGAATGTTACTTAAACCATTATCAAAATTAAAATCTGTATCACAAGATCTATACACAGCTGAAGATGACTTCTGGAAGATAGCATCATGGGCCATGGAAAAATCTAGATTAGAATCTAACATGCTAGCCAAAGGTATCAAAAGAGGTGACGTAATAAAAAGAAACGGTGTAGACATAACTATTGACGACCAGTTCTTCAAAGAAGAAGCAGCCGACATTGTAAGAAATAATATACCAAACTACGACTATGTATCTGATTTTGTTAAGTCATTAAGAAAACTACCTATTGGAAACTTTGTATCATTCCCTGCAGAAATAGTTAGAACAGGCACAAATATTGTAAGACGTGGTCTTAGAGAGATAAACGAAACATTTACACTTGCTGATGGCACGGTGGTAAAACCTTTTGAGACTATCGGATACACAAGATTATTTGGCTTTGGTGCTACAGTTGCAGCTGTACCATACGCAACACAAAAAGCTTTCCAAGCTATCTACGATGTAACTGATGAGGAAAGAGAAGCTATCAGAAGATATGTTGCTGACTGGTCAAAAAACTCAACACTACTGCCAATAAAAGATGAACAAGGTAATTTTAAATATATAGATTTTAGTCACGCTAATGCATACGATACATTAATTAGACCTGTGCAAACTATTTTAAATCAAGTGGCTGATGGTAGAACAGATGAAGATGGTATGATGGATGATTTTCTTGCAGGTACGTTTATATCTATGAGAGAGTTTGCACAACCATTTATATCAGAATCTATTTGGACAGAAGCTGTAGCAGATCTTATTGCTAGAGGTGGTAGAACTAGAGAAGGTTTTCAAATTTTTAACCCACAAGATACAGCTGGTGATAAGGGTGTTAAGATAATGAAACACTTAGTAAGAGCACAGATGCCATTTTCTTTTGAACAATTAAAACGATTAGATAAATCTATCGAATCTGTAGATGTTTTAACCAAAGGTAAGTTTGATGAGTATGGACAAACGTTTGAATTTGGTGATGAGTTTCAAGGTTTGTTTGGTTTTAGAGAAGTAAAAGTAAATCCTGAAAGAGGTTTACAATTTAAAGTGGCTAACTATCAAAGAGGTGTTAGAGAATCTAGATCTCTGTTTACCAGAGAAGCACTACGTGGTGGACCAATAGAACCAAGAGATGTTGTTGATGCATATCTAAATGCAAACAGAGCTTTGTTTGGTGTTCGAAAAGAATTTCAAAAAGATTTAGAAGCTGCAGATATTTTAAATATTAGTTCAAATGCATATAGATCAGCAACAGGTAGGTTATCTAACATAGATGTTAATTCAGTAAGAAATAATATCTTTAGACCGATAACATTATCTGATGAAGTAAGAAAAGCGTTTGCAGAAAATGCAGCAAGGATAGGTGTAACAAATCCATTAATAGATGCATTACCTGTTATTTCACAATTGTCTGCAGACATGAGGATTATATCTTTAAGTGAGCCGTCGTTTCCATTTTTTGAAAACCCATTATTACCTATTACACAAGACACACCTGCAACACCAACGTCGTTAAATTTACCTAGTATTGATGCAAACATTGTTAATAATCCTAACGCAGCAGGGTCTTTTTCTAACTTGACAACAGCGCAAAAACTGCAAATATTGTTTCCACAAGGATAATTATGACTAAAAAATCTGCATTACAAAGGATTGAATCTCATGAAAAGCTCTGTAGAATAATGCAGAAGCAAACGTTTGAACAAATAAAAGAGATGCAAGAACGAATTAAAAGATTAGAGTATTGGATAGTTGGAGGAATGGGAGCTGTTCTTATAACTTTATTAACAGATATAACAAAATAATGACAGCAATTTTTGGTATAGGAATGTTTGTTTATGGTATAATATGCATAGCTATTGGAGCCACTGCTGTTTACTACGTATTAAATAAATTAAATAAAACTCCAGAACAAATCGAACAAGAAGAAAACGAAAAATATTTACAAGAATTAAAAGGAAAACTATGAATCTTACACGTAACTTTACACTTTCAGAATTAACTAAATCAGATACTGCAAT